GTAAAACAGGCAATACTAAAAGCGATAGGTCATGTAAGTATTATATCTATGCTCCTAATACTGCCAACTGTTATACCTTTGTATTTAACTATGTCAATGATGACTAGAACTTATACTTCAAACCAAGCTTCGTTCCATAAGAATTAGTGTCGTCAGTCACTATAGAAAACTCTCCATAAACATCAATATTTTTTGATGCAACTACGTTACCACCAACTTTACCAGAGAAGTTTGTTTCTGAATCTGCACCATCTGGGTTGTTAAGATACGCACCACCTTGTATGTAGTAGCTACCAAAGGCATTACCATTCTCATAACCAAGATGTAAGTCAGTGCCAGAGCCAGTGTAATCTTTACCTGTGTAAGAACCATTGTTCTCTACGTTTACATAGAAGCCAGCAAAGCATGGACTAGAAAAAGCTGAAGCGGCAGCTATTGTTAGTAATTTTTTAAGCATTATTAAAAAGAATAAAGCTCAATAATAATCGTTTTTATATTAATTTCAATAATTATTGGTCAGTTATTACTATGACCAAGGAACACCAATAGATGTTGTAGGTGTTTTTGATTCTGTTATTTGTGCAGCGATAGATGTTTCTATTCTTGTCACTTCATCAGTACCGAGAGCAGCCTTAGCCCATGTAATTGCATTATCTTTTGTAATGTCTTTGTAAGCAGTAAATGATCCACTGTCAGCTACAGCAAGTCCTACAGAACCATAAGAAAAACCAGTATGTTCTACAGCAGAATCACCACTTCCAACAGTTTCAGTATCACTAGCAGTCCAATGAACAGTGGTTACGACATCAGATAAACTACCTACAGTTTTTGTTGCATCTAAAGCAACGACATCCCAAGTTACAGCCATAATATTTTTTAAATACTTTTATTATATATTAAGTGTTTTCTTGTTCAGAAACACCATCAACCTTTTTTAGACCTTCAACTAATTTTTGATTGCCAATAATTTTAGTTGTAAATTGATTTAACTGTTGTTGTTTTGCTTGAATGTCACTTTGAATTTGTTGTGCTTGTTGTATATCAGAATCAAGAATGGATTTTGTTTCTTCGTAGAGTTCCTGTGGGGTCATAAAAATTTAATATGTAAATGTATTATACTAAGCAGCTTCAAGAGCTTCAACCTTACCTATAAGTTCTTGCACTGCGGCAACAAGTAAAGGTACAAGTTTACTTTGATCTATTCCCTGATAAACAGGATTATTATCAGAATCTACTTCATCTTTTGTTCCGGTAATTGCCTCTGGTACTGCTGTTACTTCATGTGCCAAAAACCCATCAACTGTTGTGCTTGAATCAGCTTTAAAATTAAATCTATAAGGCTTTAATGTTTTTAATCTTGTAATACCATCAGATATAGCAGTAACATTTTCTTTTAGTCTGTAATCAGAACTAGTGTTAAAGGATGTTGAGCTAACATTATTTTGTATAGTTCCAACGACAGTGCCACTGCCATTTTCAAAAGTCACTGTGTTTGCCGTTGTAGAGCCTGTAGCTCTTCCACTTTGTAATGTTAAAACTCTTGAATTTCCAGTTCCAGTTCTTGAGAATTTAACTAAATCACCAGAACCTTTTGTAACTGTCAAAGTCTCACTTGGACTTGCTGTACCTATACCTACGTTTCCAGACGAATCTATACGCATACGTTCTGTAGTTCCACCTGTAGCAATCGCTAAAGCCCCCTCTGCTCTTATACCTTGATTTGTTGTTCCTGAGTGACCTGACATAAAACTTCCAGCACTTCCGATAAAGAATTTACCAGTTCCGCTACAGTTAAATGTCATCATATTTCCATTACTATTCGTGCTATTAGTTGTAATAGTTCCTGCATCACTTCCACCATCGACAACAAGAGCGTCAGATCCAGATGTAGTTCCTATAAGAACTCTTCCAGACGTATCTATACGCATACGTTCAGTACTAGCAGTTCTAAATAAAAGATCCTCTCCACTACTACCCATTGTTCCTATTAGTGATGTGCCATCATCTTGACCTATTAGTTGTAAACCTTTTGCACCAGAACTGCCTGTAATTTGTATTTGAGCACCATTAGAAGCAAAAATATTACCAGTAACATCAAAGTTGGCTCGTGGAGTTGCTGTACCTACACCTATCCGATCATTACCAGCATCAACATAAAATAAATTAGCATTTGTATCGCCTTCAATTCTAAAATCTACATCTGCACCTGATTCATTAAATATTGTTGTAGCTCCTAGCTCCATCCTTTCAACACCGCCAGTTGCCACGTTAAAAGTATCAGCAGCAGAACTAAAAATACCTGTGTTTGTGTCATCATCAAAGAATAGTGAGGGTGATGAGACACTGCCGTCTGGCAAAGGTAAAGTTCCATCAAATTTTCTTAAATTTACAAAAGCGTTGTTAGCAGCGTTTCTAAGCTGCAACATTGAATCTGTTGTATTTGCAAAACTTTGAAGTGCGTATGTCGTAGAGGGTGCGGAAGATCCAGAGTTATTTGAAGATATTGCCTGTAAAACGCTATTTATGTCTGCCCTGACATTCGCGCCTGTGGAATTGTCGATTATATAGTCATGTTGTGGAGACATTTTAGTTATACCAATGGATTTAAGAGTTATTTAATAATATTTTTAAAAGTAAATTACAAGCATTAAGTAATAACAAATAAAAATAAACTAATATTTAAACTCATTTTACTTGTATTCTTTAAAAAATCCAAGTCAAACAGCATTTCTTAACTACCACGCCCAAAGCCTGTAGCTGCATATTTAAAGTTTCTATTTACATGATTAGATCCATTTTTTATATCTATATCAAAACCTGTGCCAGTAATATTTGACAAAGTGAAGAAATCACCTGATGAAGCATTTTCTATTGTTATTCCTATTGAAGGTAAAACAGAGTTAGCAGCGACACTTGTTCCAGATTGCCCTGTGAAGAAACTGTTTGTAAAGGTAACAGATTTAGTTGACGTTCCAGATGCAATAAATCCACCACTTGATGCGGCAGCATTACCAAGACTTGTTTCTGTTCTGCTATCCAATTCAGCAAAATAACCTAGTTGATCTATTTCAATAGATTGGGCTGGATCAGTCGATAATAAATCGCATTTAAATTTAAATCCTCTTCCAATATATGTTCCATTTACAAACTTTTGATATGGTTCAAATTCTGCTGAATATGTACAGTTTCCGCTTGTATTCAAAGAAGTTGCAGAAGTTAAAGTATAAGTGTTTGCATTAGGTACAGATTGAATAATATAGTCACCATCAACACCAGTGCCAGAAGTAAAATCAAGAGTCACAAGACTACCGACACTATAACCATGTGATGTTTTTGTGATTGTAATTGTTGTGCCTGCACCGCCAGAACCATCATTAATTGTATATGTGGCTGATACTGACAAATCAGGGTCAGAATCAGTTGTTGCAACTGATAAGGTGGCGTTAACATTAAAGGCGGTCGCCCCGTCAAAATCTGTCCAACTATCCACATTAGCAGTTCTTTTATCAATCAGATCATTAGGTAAGAAACCCTGAGTAACAAAATGTCTTCTTAGTTTTAAAGGTTGTTTACCTCCAAGGTCAAGAGTATTTGCGAAGAAGTATTGACCACCTGTTAAAAAGTCAACATTACCAAGAAAATCAAAATCTGCTATCGCATCAAAATCTGTAACATCATCAATTAATGTTGTTGATCCTAAAACAAGACCATTAACTTCATCAGAAAAGAAACAATCGTCTCTAACACCTTGAAAAGGTGGGCTGTCTAAATCTTCCCTATCTTCTAAAATCGTAAGTTTTGGAAATACATCAGGTTTTGTATTTATATTTTTTATTGATGCGGCATTTGCACTAAGTCGGCCGCCATCATCCCTAAAAGCAAGGAGATAAGTACCATTTACAATATTAGGCACAATTGATTCGCTAATATTTCCAGAAAGTTCTGGAATTACATCAATAGCATTTGTAAAAGTTGCTCCTGTTGTCAAGTTAGATGAACGTATAACTACGTTGCCCCCATGCACTACATCAACCGAAGTCGATTTATCAAAACGTAATCTTACAAACTGATCTGATAGAGGTTCAATCTGTACATTTTGCACATCATCAGGCAAAGCCGTTTTTCCTACAGTGGTGAAAGTTGTGGTTGCTGGATTTGTGCTTGGTTTTCCTAATGCGTTGTAACTAAAAACTCTTACTTCATAAGTTCCGTTTAAAGTTTCAAAAATTGTAAAATCTGATCTTGCAATACGCTCTGATATAAAGTTTTCATTCTGGAATCTATATTGAACCATATATTCTGTAACACCGCTTACAGGTTGCCATTGAATAAATAATTTACTCACAGCCCTATTATTTAAGACCACGATTTGTTCTGTTCCCTGCAAACTGCTTGGTGCTGGTTTTAATGCAGTAAGTGTTGTTATTGTTCTTGTTGGCAATGCTGTGCCATCTTCTACAAAAGCATATTTATTTGGATCATGAACAACAGCAACTATTTGATAATTTAATAATTCTTGTTCTGTTACAGATACAACTCTAAAAGTCTGAAGTTCAACAGATGTATTTTCTATCACCCAAACGCTGTTTGCTTGTGGCACTGAACTAAATGCAGAATCAACAGTTATGGTTGCTCCTGAGACAGAACTTATTGTCTTAGTTTCTAAAGAGCCGTCAGATAAAATTACACTTAAAGTTGCTGAACCTGATGTTGCTAAATCTGTATTATTTTGATCGTCAACAATAATCTGTGTTGTAGATACTCCTGTTTTTATACGTCCTCCCCTTCTTACCCCTGCCCTCATAGGGTCTGCAATATTGATTATAGTTCCAACCCTGACTATTGTTCCACTTTCTAATGATGCGGTAAATGTAACTGTTTCTGCTTCATTGTTTTGTGTATATAAAAACCAGCGTCCAAGCCTTGCCGCTTGACCTCTTGATGTACAGGCAAAGCCATTTAAGTTTTTTGTTACTATGCCATATTTTGCCTGTAATGCTGTATCTTCTACAGTCTCATAATCTATCTCGGCTGTTTCCATATCAAAGTAAGAAACATTAACAACAGTAAATTTTGTGTCTTTACTAGCACTAGAATATGCAAATCCAGCTTCAGAAACATTACTTAGATTGTAAATATAACTTGCATCTGTAGGTTTATCACAGCTTATATTCACTGCCCCTGCTGAATAAAAAGGCATTGCCCTCATAACAGAGGCAAGATTGTTAATAGTATCGTATGCAGCCCTTTGAGAATTAAGAACTACATTACAAGAAAATCTGGCCTCCGTACCACCAGCCCCATCATCTACTTGCTCACTTGCATATTGACTAGCAGAGAAAAAGCTAAAAACATCTAATGATGATTCTTCAATATGATCTCCAAAACCTTTTGACGTTGTAAGCAAGTCATATAGAATCCAAGCTGGGTCATTTGAGTATTCTTTATCTGTTTTAAAAGTTCCGTTAAATGTACCGCTATAACTAATAGATCCATCAGCCCTAACAGTTCCATTATGCGGTATCTTGATCTTTGTTCCCCTAATTCTGAACATACGTCTGGGCTGATTAGGAAAAGATTCAGCATCAAAACGTAAAGCTACATGAGCAAAATTTGCATAGGCTCTTGATTCGTTAATTATTTCTGTAAAAGATGACCACTGAAAACTATTTTGTAAAGTTGGTTCTGTGCTGTCTGCTGTAGTTCTATTTACTCTGATAGTGACAGGAAAGCTAGTACCAGATGGGAGATTAATTTTATAATCTCGAAAATATGTGCTTGCTGTTCTTCCTTTTACAGTGTCAGATATAACAGTTGTTGTTGTGCCATCATTTTCAATAGTTTGAATTGTAAGAGCAACTTCAGCACCATTTATATCGCCATTATCCTCAAACTTTTGAAGTGTGGGGAAACCAAGCGTAACTCTTACAGCATCAATATTTGTGTTTGTTATCTGCCTTGAAACTGGTGTTGATTGTGTTACTGTTACCCCTACGCTAGTTTCTGATTCTGTCTCTGATATTCCAGCAATTGCTGTTTGATTTGAAGTTCCAAATCTGGGTTCAAAGGTAATATTAGGAAAATTAAAATCTTCATCACTTGGACTTGTACCAGCAGCTTGCTGTAATACCTGAGTATTATTTAAAAACACGTCTTTAAGAGCAGATATATTATATTCAGTCGAACCCTTACTACCTGTAGCACTTGGAAACCCCTCTATCTCTCCTGAGCCTAATAATTCAATCAGCGTTTGAAATTGTTTTGATTGAAGGGCATCTTTAGGTAGATTCGGCTGTACAACTCCAGCTTCTTCAAGCCTTCTTCTATGAAAAGCAGAATGTCTTCCTCTTATGGACATTAAGTTGTTCCCTCCACTTGTACAGTATCAATACCAGAACTAATTACGACAGAACCAATAAAAACTTCTCCATATATTATTGGGATCGGAACACCAGCCTGAGATACGTTAGAAATTGACCCAAAACCAAAAGATTGAAATGTAGGATCATTCTGTGAAAAAGTATCAGTAACAGCCGCAGTAGGTATTTCTGGTGTTGGTGTAAGTAATTGGGTTGCTTCGTTAACTAACAAACTTGTGCCGATAGCTGTTAAGCCTCCCCCAATAATCCCTCCAATAGTCGTTCCAAGTACAGCAGTTCCTAAAAAACCAGTTGCTACTCCACTCACAGCAGCCCCAGCACCGATTCCAAGTAAACCAATTGCAACACCTTTAGCACCAATAGCAATAGGAATAATCTGTATATCTTCATCACTTTGTAAGTTTAATAAATCTTCTGTAATCTCCATACCTCCCATTTTAATTTTATAAAACTGATTCATCATATGATTTTCTACCTCTGGAAAGTTTGCAATTAAAAAATGAAATGCCTGTTTTGGACTTGTAACAGCAGCTTCAAAATAAGACTGCCCAAGAAACTTTCTTAATCTGCCATAAACTTTTATTTTTTTAAGCTTCATATCTATAAACCTTTTTTGTGGCCTCTATATATCTTAAATCATATAATTCTCTACAACTCAACTGTCTTATGTTGTGATGCAATATTGTTTGATCGCCAATATATAAAGCAACATGATTTAAT